CTTGAGGCAGAGGGTAACATAGCTCGAATCGAAAGGCAGCTAAACAATCCTGCGGCAAGCGATGAAGACAGCCCACAATTCCTGAGTCGCGATCAGCGGAGGACGCTTGAGGAGCAGCTAGAGCGTCAGCGGAATTTCGTACTACCAAATCGTGTAGCAGCAGAAGAGCGATCCTTACAAAGATCAGAGGCTGCTGAGGATGCTCTCTCCGCTATTGAGACGCCCCGCCCTGCTGAAGTGCGAGCCGAGACAGAGGAGCTACAGAGACGTGCAATAGATGACCCTGCAAGCTTCCGTCCTGATCAAGCTACACAGCTTACCACAGATGCACAACGTGCTTCAGGCGTATTGCGTGAGGGTGTAGGGCAAGTTGGGGCCACCCCAACAGTAACTGCACAACAGGTAGTAACCGCCCCTGATGTAGCTAGTCCTATAGCGACAGAGGCTGCATCGTATGACGTTACGCTTGCTACACCTGAAGTGCAGGGTGTGCTTGACCGACTTGAAGCGGCCACTGGACGACCTAGTGCAGAAGCACTTGCTCAGGCGGCTACTATGCCCCCGGAAGAGCTGGCACAGCTAGGCCTTAGTGCGGCTCAGATTAATGAAGCCGTACAGATTGTTAAACCTGATGACCGTGCTCTCGAAGAAGGCGAACTAATCTCTGGCTCTGCGGTAGATATGGGCCGGGTACGTCAAGAGGTAAACTTCTCAGCTGCTACGGGTACGCCATCATCAGAGGCTACTGTTGAAGGTCAGCTTACTGATTTGCTGGGGCAGTTCGAAGAGGGCAAAGATCCACCATCGTGGGCTGCAGGTGCTATGCGAGCAGCTACAGCGGCGCTTGCGCAACGCGGTCTGTCTGCTTCTTCTATGGCAGGACAAGCAGTTGTACAGGCTGCTATGGAGAGTGCGCTACCTATTGCTCAGGCAGACGCAGCTAGCTTTCAGCGTTTCGAATTGCAGAACCTGTCTAACAGGCAGCAGGCTGCTTTGTTTGCTGCAGAGCAGAGGGCTTCGTTTCTCAATCTGGAGTTCAACCAAGAGTTTCAAACTCGTGTAGCGAATGCAGCTAAGATCAGCGACATCGCTAACTTGAACTTCACTGCAGATCAGAACATTGCCCTAGAGAATGCCCGTCTTGCACAGACTGTTGATCTAGCAAACCTCGACGCGAGCAACGCAAAGGTTCTGTCTGATGCTGCTGCGATGTCAAACATTGACATAGCCAACCTGAGCAACCGTCAGCAGGCGCAGGTTCAGCAGGCAAACGCCTTCCTACAGATGGACATGACTAGCCTAAGCAATGAGCAGCAGGCTCGTGTCATCAAAGCGCAGGGCATGACGAATGCGTTGTTGTCTGACGCTGCAGCGGATAACGCCTCTAAACAGTTTAACGCTTCTTCTCAGCAGCAGAACGATCAGTTCTTCAGTAGTCTCGCTAATGATGTTGCACAGTTTAATACTACGCAGCGTAACTCTATGGAACAGTTTAACGTAAATGAAGCCAATGCGATAAGCCAGTTCAATGCAGGCCTTCAAGATAGTAGGGATAGGTTCAACGCAAGTAACGCTTTGATCATTGAGCAGGCTAACGCACAGTGGTTTCAGAACATTGCTACTACAGACAATGCCACAATCAATCAGGCTAACAGGGACAGGTTCTTAACTGACGCGGCTATGACAACCAATGCCTATAACGCATTTATGCAAAGCGCACGAGACACCATGAACTTTGCTTTTAATAGCGGGGAGAATGATGAGGACAGGGCTACAGCTATCGCTGTCGAAGTGATGCGAATAGAGGCGGCTGTGGAAGCTGCACGGCAGAACAGAAGCGCCACTAAGTCTGCAGGCCTGTTTGGTGCTTTAGGCAGTATCGCAGGCAAGGTTCTTAGCAGCGATGTAGTCTTAAATAAGATTTTCTAATTAGTAGGTAGAGAATAAATGAGCAACAAAGATACCTTCTCGTTCGACCCTTTCGCTAGGGATATTGAGGATCAGGTTAGTACCCCTTCTAGTAATACGGGTATTATGTCTAAAGATATGTCTTCTACTTCAGGACCAATGGGTGAGCAAATGGATGACTCGTATGATCCTTTCTCGTTCGTGGAACGCTTTGCAAAAGATCTTGTTTCGCTCTTTGACGAGAATGAAGAAGACAAGGAAAAGCTCAAAAATACATACAGGGTTGATAAATCGCTCGAAAAGCAAGCAGCGAAGGAAAGTGTGTTGGATGAACTTGTAGTGGATTACAATGCAGCATTTGAGAGAGGCAGGTCGCTTAAAGAATCTATGGATATTGTAGAAGCACAACCTCTGTTGCCTATTGGTACTGAGGGCGTACTTCAGTCGCCTGTCCCCGTGTCGCGCCCCTCGTCTTTACAGGTACCCCTTAGTGGCGCACCTTTTGTGGCTCCTACACCTCAACGTCGGCCTCGCGGTCTTATGGAAAAAGACGATGAGTCGAGTGGGTATGTTCGTCTACCGCAGTTTAAAAACGATATTCCAGAGGACGACGCCCCTAAAGACGTTCCTATTATTCCAGAGCTTGTTGCTCCTGCGATGGCGACCCTTTATAAAGACACTCCAGTAAATCTGCGAGCCTTCGGAGAGTATCTGGTTAAAGGCACACTCGCATCTGCCTTTAAGGCTGTCTTAGGCAGCGACGAAAAGGTTGTGGAGGCTCCTACATTTACAGAGAGAGATCTTGCAGATTCCGACATGAAAAACTTGCAAAATATTGTGGCATCAAAAGGATTAGGCGCAGACGGCTTAAATTATAAAGACTTTGGTTATGGGGGTTCTGACAGTATTCGAGATATTGTAGCATCCGCTTCACCCACTTCAACTGTTCTCAATAGCTTCACAGACTCAGATCTCAGAATGGCTAGCTTTATTGGAAATGGGGATATCGTTGTTGAAGATGGTGATGTCTTTGTCGTAGACACCTACGACTTTGAACCTCGGCAAAAAGACATTTACAAAAAATATCAAGAAGGCAAGACTCTTACAGAAGAAGAGCAGGGTGTTATAGATAACATGAGTATCTTTAATAGGTTATATCACCTTGCTGACTACATGGGGAAAGAACTCAAATCACAAGATGATAATGTACGCATTCGGTTGGGTACAGTTGAAGAGGTCTACGGGGATCAAGAGAACGCCAGTCTTTCTTTTATAAGCAACTCTCAGTCAGAGATAGACGCTGCCCCCGCTTCTATTGAGGTGCCTCCAGCACTGAACCCAGAGTCTGTCACGCAAAACATGCTGCGAGCTAGGGAGGCTGATAATTACGATACTCTGTATGGGAATTTTGAAAAAAAGAAAGACTCCCCTGTGTTTGACTACAAAGTAACAGAGAAAACATTAGGTGAGCTGGTTGAGTTTTCTAAACCTAGCAACGCTTACGGTAAATACGTAAAGCCCCGACTAGGTAAAAACACAGAGGCGCGTAGGAGAGGCCTAACATCTACCCCTATGGGTAAGTACCAGATTGTAGGCACAACCCTGCGAGGTATCATAAAAGACATGCGCCTTCCTAGTGACTTGGTTTTCAATAAAGAAACTCAAGATGCCATGTTCTTGTTTCTAGCTAGGCAGAAGATGCAAGGTAAAAAAACATTAGCCCAAAAAAGGCAGGCTCTTAAAGAGACATGGGAAGGCTTCCGTAGTTCAAAGGTAACAAAAGAGCAACTCAATCAGATGGTGTCTGAAATTGAAAGTTCTTATGATTTGCTAGATGAGTGGATAATGGAAAACCAGATCCCTTCAGGCGCTCCTGAAACCTCGCCTACTCCAGCAAGACGGGGCTTGATGTCTTCTGAAAATTAAAGGACGCACACTATGTTTGGTCTCCCCCTAGAGTTAATCACTATGCTGGCGTCTACTCTGCTAGGCGGTGTGATGTCCATCTGGGGGCAGAGCATTCAGTCTCGTGAAGCTACCAACAAAATGCTCATTGAGCGTTCCCAGTTCAGAGCAGATCAAGTTAACGCAGCCCGTGAATATGGCAAGACAGACAAACACTTTGCGTGGACACGTAGAATTATAGCTCTTTCTTCTGTGTTTGCGATAATAGTCTTGCCTAAAGCTGTAGCTGTATGGTATCCTGAAGTACCCGTATACGTAGGCTATACTGAGATGACTGGCGGCTTCTTCAACTGGTTGTTTGGTCCTGCCGAAAGCATTAAGTGGGTGTATGCGCAAGGCTTCGTTATCACACCCCTCGATACACACCTAGTGTCTGCTATTGTTGGTCTATACTTCGGTGCAGGCTTCACGAAAAAGTAAGGTTATACAAAAATGAACATGTTAGAAGCGCCTATTCCGGGGCAGTCTCTTACGGAACTACCACGTAACGCACCCTATGAGCGGCCTGCAGAATACGACACTGTAGAGGAAACACTATCCTACTACATGAAGAAGGTCGTCGAAGAAGAGACGATTGACGATATTGTAGTCCTATTCCAAGTAGGCATGGACTTGCGCTCTTTTTGTAAGACGCTTGTTATGTCAGGTGCCATGAAAGGTTTGCATACCATAGAGACGGGTATGCTCGCAGCCCCAATGCTAGGCACATTTGTTAAGTCAGTGCTTCTGGACTACGGCATTGAAGCAAAAGAGACTGCGACTGATGCTGCTGCCGAGAGTGCAGAACGCGAGAAGCAGAGGGTTTCACTGCTCATTCAACAGGCTGTGGAAGACGCTCTTGCTAGCGATGCATCAGAGGATGATACAGGTGTGGCTCTCTTGCAGGATATCGAAGCTGCTATGGAAGAAGCGCCGCAGAATAATCCTTTGATTGACGAGGATGAAGTTGCTGCAGAAGAAGAGCCATCAGGTAACGGGCTTATGTCGCGTAAGGAGAATTTGTAATGGCGGATTGGCAATCGTTTGCAACGGGCTTTCTTGAATCCGTTGGTGAGGGGATCGACAGAAAGACCGAAAAAGCAGAAGAGTACGAAACGCGCCAGCGACTGCTAGGGGAGCGCAATCGACCTACTGTTGAAAAAGAGAAGCAGATCTATCAAAGTGCACAGCGCGTTGCAGCACAGCTACGGGAGGTTGGCGTAAGCGAATCGGCCATGCGAGCAGCCTTAAAATCAGATCCTGTTACGGGCATTTTCAAGCTACAAAGGAATGTTGAAAACGCAGTGCAGGCTACTAAAAGTGCGTATGGGAGAAACCCTACATCTGATGAATTGGCAGGTATGATGAATTACACTGCTGACAATGCTGAGGTGACTAACGCTAATCCAGCTGCAGTGAATAAACTACTGACTGATATTTATGGAGTACAGAGACCTCCTGAAATGCCTGCAGAACCTTCTGATACAGGTATCTCTGGATTTGTTCGCGGTCTTTTCGGTCCTACTACACAGTCGGTAGATGAGAGGCTTAGGGCGGAATCGGCGGGCGACGGTCTGAGCGTATACGACTTGGCTACGTATTCTAGTGTACGGCCTTACGACCCTACAACTGCGGGTACTTTCTTCTCTTTTCAGGCACCTAAGTTCTTCAATCCTGATGACTATGGCTCTGAACTTAACGAGCTAAGAAGGTACATGACAAAAGCAGAAACCTCCTTCATGGCTGATGATTCCTACACAAAAGCGGTAAGTAAAATAAAGGTACACGAAGATGCTGTTCTAAATTCTCAAGTTTCAATGGTCTCTCCAGAAGAATTAAAAGAAGCTCGTGCTATTGTTGAAAATAAGCGAAGAGAGGCACTAGACCTGTACGTAGGAACAAAAGCCAAGTTTTTTGAGGCAGGCTCCTACGTAGACGTAATGAGTAGTGTGATTAATAACTACGTACCGGGCTATTCTACTAGCTTCCTTCAACGCGCAGATGATGAGAGACAGGCGGCAGATGCTGTAACACAGGCGGTAGATGCTGAGCCAACTGCTGCTGCTGCACCAGAGTCAGCGCGGACACCTATTAGTGGCGCTGAAATAGAAGAACTGGTTACCGGTGCGGGCGGCGAAATAACTCAAGATGGTAACACTTACAGGTTCGCATTAGATGAAGTCGAGGAGGGTAAGATTTTTATAGTCGGCGTAGATGAGGAAGGTAAGGTTGAATCTTTTGAAGTTGAGGGTGAAGCAGGAAATCGTCGAACCGGAATGGAAGCCAGCGATGCGTTTCAGAGATTTGCCGAAAGAAACCTGAATCAAGAACTGCGCGAGGATCTTGCGGGACCGGCCTACGTAGACCCGGATGCTATTAAGGTTCTCCCGCTAGCTGCGCCAGTGCTGACCATGTCGCCTGAAGAAATTACGGCTGCACTAGAGTCAGGCGATATCAAACCCGGATTGATAAACGAGAATGTTGTACGTAAACTTAGCTCTAAACAAAGATCCGCATTAGGGTATCCCGGACCGGAAGGTGCGTTTCGAATTACTGAGGCGGTACGCGCTGACGGCGGTGCTCCAAGCGAGGAACAGATAAAGGAAAGAACGCAGCAGCTGCTCTTTAAGGAAGAAGCAAAAAACAACCCAGACAAGCTGTACGTAATTCGTATGCCCGGAGGCCCTAAAAGACGGGGGTTCCGCGAAAGTCGCGTGATCAAAGGGTCTATACTTGCTCAGATACCTGATGAAGCACTTATTTCAGGAGCCATTAATCGCAATATGATCTCTGAATATACGGGAACTCCTATGGAAGAGTATGGTGATCCAATGAGTGTGGGCAAAAGAGATCCTTACTTTGAGGAAGAGGAGCTTCTCAAGTTCTTTAAAGTACGAACAAATAACGAGCAGGAATAATCATGGAAGAAGAAGATACCCTCGCAAAATATCTCACGGCCCCTGATGAGGATAACACACCTGCTGCCTTCAACTTAGAACAGCAAGACGAAGAAGATACCCTCGCAAAATATCTTCCTACTCCTGAAGAAAAGAAAGGCCCAGCAAAACCTCAGCGGCCTGCTGTTGAGGATGCCGTACCCGACTCGCGCTTTAGCATTTCTGACTTGAAGAAAGGGCAGAACGCTAGGGATATCCGTGCCTACATGGTAGATCGCATGGGCGTTGACTTTAAGGTGGGTCAAGGGCGTAGTGACGAAGAGGTCGTAGATGCTTTCGTAAACCAGATGCGCTACTTCAACTCTAACATCGTGTCTACTGCAGGGGAAGCCCGCTTTATTGCCAATGCAGATGAGCAGACAAAAGCACGAGCAGCGCAGGCTTACAAGCTGTACGACAATCTGGGCAACCTGTTTACAGGTGATGCAGGTGAGATCTTCGACGGTATAGGTGATTACATCTACTCAGCAGCCACTGATCCATCGAACTACGCAGGTATCCTTACCGGTGGTATGGCTAAAGCAGGTCTTCTCGGTGGTCAGCAAGCAGGTAAGGCAGCTGTTAAGGCTGCAGTACGGACTGCTATTAAAGACGTAGGCGCAAATACTGCCTTAAAGGGTGAGGCTAAACGAGCAGCTGGCAATGTCTACAAAGATGTACTCACGAGGGCTGCTTCACAGGGGGTCCGCCTCAACAAGAAACAAAAGCAGATGGCTTACGCAGCTGCGGAGAGGGAATACGCTCTCTTCATGCAGGCCCGTAAGCGAGCACTTAGTCGTGAAGCTGTGCAGCCTATCCTTAATAAGCGACGCACCAACGCCATCCTAGCTACTGCTGGTATAGACTCTGTATTTGCGGTACTTCAGGATGCTACGCTACAGAACACGCTCATTGATGCTGGGGCGCAGGAGACGTACAGCACACTACAGACAGGTTTTAGCTCTCTCTTAGGCGGCGTTAGTGGGATTGGAGCCTTCGTAGCGCCTAGTGGGGCGAGAAAGCTAGTTGGCGAGTCTGGGCTTAAAGATATTCGTGATCAGGCTCGTATCAAAGCCCGTCGTGACGGCAACCTAGAAGAAATGGATACGCTTCTACGTGAGGTGTCTAGAAAGCAGGAAGCGCAAAAGGCAGCTGCGGACTTCAAGTTCACACCTAAACAGGCGAAGACAGCTGGGAGTAAGATACTGGAAGTGTCCCGCAGCTGGAAGGATAAGGTTGATGCTGGTAAGGGGCGCTACAGTGGGTTCGAAACTCCCGTAGAGATTATTAGGGAAGTTTTGCTTGGCAAAGATGGCGACGGAAAAAGCGGGTTAGTCAAGATACTAATTGACGACGGCGTAGCTGTGCCAAAGGATATGCGTATCTCTGACTTCTTCACAAACTTGATGCAGATGCTTCCGAAAGATCAGCTCAAGCAGATAAACGAAAACATCAAGGGCTTGGGTATTACATTGGGTGATACAACACAGGTTGCTACAAGCATTGAGGATTTGTTTGCGAAAGAGTTAAGCCGAGGCGGTCAAGTTCTTCAGGTAGCATCTCAGTTCAGAAAATATCTAGATGCGGCAACTGTGTATGGGGATCGTGTGATTAACGGTAGCATCACTACAATTAATGAGAAGGAAGCGATTGCCGAGAACATGAAGAGGGCCAGAGTTTTTGAATACGGACAAAACGTCTGGAAGCGTATGCTCGTGTCGTCCCCTGCTACTTCAGCGATTAACATAATCGGTGCAGCGCAGTACGGCATGGGCCAGTCTCTTGCTGATCTGTTTGCTTCTCCTGTACACTATCTAGCTGCGCTGGGCTACGGCTCAGTCGGCAACAAGGCAGCTGCAGAGCAGAACTTTAGGGCTGCTAAAGTGTACGCAGGAATCACAGGGCAGCGAATGCGTAACCTGATGGACCCCTACACGACTAAAGATGCCTACATGGCGTTCCTTGAGCAGAATAAGGATGTCAAGAAGATACTTTTTGAAACCCTGACAGGCGGCATTGAACGTAGTGGTAAGAGGTTTGGTATTGATCCTGAAGATCCGGCGTACTTACTTGTCGAGAGGACTACAGATGCAGCGTCCATGCTTACAGGTGTTCGTGCTCAGGATACCTTTACTAAGTCTCAGATGTTTATGACGGAGCTTGATAAGCATATCCGTATAAAAACCGGAAAGACGTTGCAAGAGACTTTCAAAGATGGGGCTGTAGGCAGCGTTGATAACGATGTTATCGGACGTGCTGTTGACACTACGCTGAGGTCTGTCTTTTCTAAAGACTACACAACAGATGATCAACTTTTAGGCGGTCTTGCAAAGGGGGTTGAGAACTTTTCTAGCCTCCCGCTTGTCGGTACTATCCTGCCGTTTGGCCGCTTCATGAACAACGTGATTGCAACAACGTACCAGTGGTCTCCTGCAGGTGCTCTTAGTGTTATGTCATCCTTGTACAAAAAAGGACGCGGCTCAAAGCAACCTGAAAATATATCAGAAGCATTTGCTCGTGCTGCAGTAGGCACTACCGCCTTAGCCCTAGCAGCGGACTTCAGTAAAGAGCAGCGCGAAAAAGGCATGGGTACGTTTGACGTAGACTTGGGTAACGGGCAGATTCTGGATGCGCGTAACACGTTTCCGTTTTCCCTATGGCTAACTGCCGGTAGAATTATTGACCTTAATCGAGAAGGGGAGATGGTCCCCCGCGAACTCGTTAAAGACTTTGCCGCACAGACTGCTGTAGGTCAGTTCGCATCAGATGTGCAGTTTGCTAATGACATATATAATATCATGGATGTTGCCTTTAACGAGGATCGTCAACTAGGAGTATCTCTTATCGGCAGTGCTTTTGCTAAACAGGGTGGTAGTATTCTTGCTGGCTTTACCCGTCCGCTAGATGCGATCAACAGAATGACGGGTCTTATTGCAGGCTCCGACGTAGCGAAAGATCCCCGACAGGCAGAGGGCCTACAAGCTGGCACTATTCAGGCTACGCGATACGTGGACAACCTGATCGAAATCTTTACCGATAAGCTAGAGGGTGTTACCGGAGAAGAGCTTCGAGTAGCTACCCGTGAAGGCAAGATACAAGACCCTTCTCCTCTACTTAGCGTTATGGGGATCAAGCTAAAGCCTAACAGGACTTCTACAGAGAAGGCCTATTCTATGGCAGAGATGCATCCTTGGACTGCAAACGAGAGGAGTGCCATACCTGCATACGACAAGATCTTTAACGAGGCCATCGCACCTGCGTTTGAGGACTCAATGATGAAACTCATTCAGTCAGAAGAGTTTAAGAAAGGCAATGTAGCCCGGCGTCGTCAGATGTTAACCGACACAAAGAACGCATTACGCTCTGACCTACGTAAGTACCTGCTCGTATCAGGTGATGAAACAACATCGTTGATGGCTGCTCGAAAGAAGTTAATCAACAAAGGAGACAAGAACGTGCGCTATCAAGCCAAACAAATAATGCGGGAGAAATATGACATTGATGCAGACATACGAGATTATAGTGAGAGAGAACTCCGGCTTTACGAAAGCCTGATTGATTACTTAAAACTGTAATCACTTAACGCCATACTTCTCTACTGCTTCTCGCAACCACAGAAAGCTGCTAGTCAGATGGTCTCTGGCTAGCTCTGCTTCTCTGCAATCCCACACATTACTCTTGACGAGGCTCTCTACTTCGTTGATTTTCCCGCCTAGTGTACGTACAAACGCCTTACGCTTGCGAGTGACATGTTCTTGTGCTTCTTTTTCTAGGTGGTTCATATTCTAGATACCTTCTTTAACAAAGACTTTAACCCACTCTGCGCAAATATCGCTGCGCACAATGTCTTCAATACCGAACTCAACAATCGGTACATCCAGCATATGTTTCTTAGCTAGGTGAATGATCTTAGACAGGCCGTCTGCCTCCTTAAGATCTGACTGTTGTACATCCCCGTTCAATACAATCTTACTGCCTTCGCCTACACGGGTGAGCAGCATCTTCAACTCATGCGTTGTGATGTTCTGCGTCTCGTCTACGATCACAAAGGCATTCTCAAAGCTACGCCCCCGCATTAGCGCAAGGGGTGCCATCTCGATGTTGCCATTCTTTATGCCGGTATCTACAGAACCTCGTCCCATGTGGCGCACTAGGACGTCCAACACAGGCAACGCCCACGGATACGTCTTCTCCTCAAGTGTACCGGGTAGAAATCCTATGTCCCTCCCTACAGATACGTGAGGGCGAGTGATTACGATCTTGTCGATCTGTTTAGTAGTATAAAGATCTGACGCATATGTAGCAGTTACATACGTCTTGCCTGTACCTGCAGGGCCAAGCACCAGTACCTGACAGCTAGCCTTCATAAAGTCCCACAGTTTTCGTTGGGATTCTGTGCGAGGAACAAAGGCTGACGTCTTCTTCAGAGACGCATTCTTGTAGTTAGTCTTACGCCGGGTACGTGTCTGCTTCTTAGGTGGTTCAAGATCGTTCATCTGATAAATACTCTATTGCTGCTTGTAGTCTGTCTATGCTGTCTTCAAAAGCGCCTAATGCTCTGTTACACTTGTGGCACAGCCACCCTCTAAAAAGTTCTGTGTTATGGTCATGATCAACAACCCATGAGCCTGTCTTCTTACCCCCTTGACCATCTACTTCTTCAGCACTCTTACTACAGATAGGACATGTGTATTCTGCTGGGGGATACTCTTGCTCATCTCTTATCTTAGCCCTTAGTTTTTGCATATCATTAGCGCAAGACTTGCACTCTGACCTGCGATAGTTACCCCCGCTAGCAAAGCTGAAACAGCCGAGAGGTAAAAAAGTATTACACTTGCTGCACTCCTTACCTTCACCTCTTATAGATTTAACTACGTACTGTCCGAACAACTCTAGCTGCATAGCGGGATTAGTACCTCTTTTTATCTACATATTGTTTCAACTCAGTGTAACCCCCGATACGACTACCATCGGGGGCGAACACTTGAGGTACGGAAGAAAGCCCTGCCTCTAGCATAAGATGCCCTACCCACTTAGAGGAAGGGCTACTCAGATTGTATGCTGTAAAAGGCAGGGCTTTCTCGCGGAACAAGCTCTTAGCTAAGTTGCAGTAAGAGCAATCATCTCGTGTCACAAGTACATACATCTACACAAGATCCACTATCTCACAGCTATCGCCTGAACACGCTAGCGTCTGAGAGCCTGCTGTGTTGTCCTCTACCTCATACGAGGATAGCTTAGACCAGTCGATAGATGCTGGCATGGTGGACTTACGCTCTTCGTATACAGCTTTATCGACCTCCTGATAGGGTGCCTGCTGATACGTGTGCTCACTGTAAGGCAGGAAGGATACGCCAGACATCTCGTCAAAGTGCTTATACACAAATGCACCCACCTCAACCCACTCATCCTTACGTACATTGATAGTGACAGACGGCTTATGTTCACACCAGTGACGCTGATAAACAAGCCATGTTTCCAGCTGCTCTACTGCGGACATATCATGCGTAACTACTGCATTGTCAGGCGCTTTGACAGGGAAGCTGAACACAACTGTAGTGTCTGGCTTCATTACGCAAGGCTCTGACGGGACGTTCTGGTCCATCATGAACTGCGTCAATGGATCTTTGACGTCGCCCCTAACTGTCCGAATGTAGTACGGGCTGTGTCTTGCATGAATACCGCTGGCTGAATCTACAAGCTGAGATACAGTGCCAGAAGGTTTAACACAAGTGATAGCGGTTGAAGCAGGAATTCCAAGTCTAGCACTCCATTCAGCATTAACTGATACAGCAACTTCACGAAGATGTCCAAGGGTCTTCTCCAATCCTGCGTTCTTAACTGTCATAAGAGGGTTGTCCATGATGCCAGTGAGACTGACACCTAGAAGCCTCTCTTCTTCCGTGTTCTTTTGCCAGACTTTGCGGAGGTACGGGAACTTCGTATAGGTAGATTGAAGTGTTCCCAGTATTGTTGCCAGCCTGACTTTTCGTTCGAGGGAGTCGATATCATCTGTAGCCCGGACCACAACTTCCGTAAGATTACAGAACTGATACGGACGAAGAATGATTTCACTGCAAGGATTCGTTCCAAACTCGTAGCCTCCATCCCGACGCCCAAACTTCTCAGCCTGCTTACGTGCTGCTTCTCTATTGAAGATGCCCCGCTCCCCTGAGCCTGACTCCACAAGCGAAGTCCACTCACGCAGGAACGATGTGCTATCAGGCTTCTCAGTATAGGAGACGGAGTTGTTAGCCAGTGCTCGCTGTCCGTTGTTCTCCCACCATGCGCCTGACTTAGCGTGACGCATTCGATCATCAGACAGGTTAGACAGGGAGATCATTGCAGACCTACGCACACCGCCGACGACAACGACTTCGCCGATCTTACACATTAGATCATGGCACTCAACAGACGACATCTTACGACCCTGTGCTTCTTTGAATGTACCAACAGCAAAGTTGAACAGGTTGATCAGAGGTGCAGGACCAGAGGCACGGCCCCCGAATGTCTTAAGACGTGCACCTGATGGGCGTACACGCGACGTATCCCACTTGGGGATCTCACCTGACCACAGCAGGGCGAGCACTTGCCGGAATGCTTTAGCCCAGCCTTCCTTGCTGTCTTTCACAACGACTGTCGTCTCGCTATCAAACAACTCAGGGACTTCCGGCAGCTTCGAAATGAACTGCCGCTCGACGGAGAAGCCGACGCCTGTGCCGCACAGCAGGATGAACATTGCTTCGTCGAAAGACTTGGGATCATCTACTGGCAGGTACGAGCAGTTGTATCCTGCTACGTTGTCCCGCGCAAACGCAGGCCCTGCCGTCATCAAGGCCCGCATAGATGGCATGACTTCTAAACTGAGGATCGCTTGTGCAATCTCATGGATGATATCTGTAGGAACCTCATTATGCGGTTTTACAATATTGTCAATGTATCGCTGGGCAGTTTCCCCCCAGCTTTCTCGACGCCCCTCCTCATCAAGCCAACGCGCATATCGCGACGTGTGAATGAAAGACTGATAGTCTGTAGGTAAATAGTTATTCATCGGTTGTCACCCTCTCCTCTAATGACACCACGTTCTGCACGATCATTAAGCTTTTTGAGGTTCATTCTTGCAATCTCTTCGAGGTTAGACCCGTACATATTAGCCACTGCTGTAACGTAGAATAGCACATCGCCTAACTCTAATTGAATAGCCTCTGTTGTTACACGGTTGTGATCACGAAATTGCTTCTTTGCTTTTTCAGCAACCTCCCCTGCCTCACCACAAAGGCCAAGAATGTTTTCTACAAAACGATCCTGTCCTTCCAAGACAACTTTACCTTCTACCCATTCACTGTACTGTTTCCAATCAAGCATTGAACCGCTCCTTTACTAGTAGGTTTTTTACATGAACGTCTTCATTATCGTAAAAGACATCCTGCACAAAGTCAAACACATCTTCTGTATGCGAATCCATATGAGAAGATAGTAAGCTGTTAGGCTCTTCTACTTCTAGTAGAAGTGTGACACTAAACTTTTTCATGTCAGGCACTGCCTTTTGTAACCGTAAATTCATCTAGAATAGCTTCACTCTTCTCTGCGTCTTCTTGAAGTCTCACAGATAGGAGGCCTTCAAGTAATCTGTCTGCTCTAGTAGACAAGGCTTCTGCAAGACCTCTGTCTTCTTGGCCTAGCTGCACTGAAGCAAGAAGCATACAGGCATGATGTAGTAGTTCCCAAGTTACGTTTGAATCTACATCTCCCTCATTAAATACAGATGTCTCTAAGAAAGTATCTATGCCTTGAAACATGCCTTCCTCATCGTACACAGCAGACATACTAACTGAGACAGTGTGGTTTTCTACATCCATTCTACAATTCCTCTTCAATAAGAAAGGTTTTACTTTTTGTTCGCTTGCCTGTTTCTGCGAGCCACCCTTCAGGTAAGACTTTGTGAGACCACTGAAAGTTATGCTTATCACACCACTCAAAGTACCGGCTCTTTGCGCCCTTGTACAAGCGGGCATTGGCATTACTAAACACGAAGCGGATATCTAACTCTGGATGTTGCTTCTGTATCTCTAGATGTTTGCGCCTGTCTTCGCTATCGAAGATACCCTTTGTCTCTACGATAATACCGTTATCCAATTCGAAGTCTGGCGTGTATGTACGATACCGCAGATCTCGCCACTTTATTCGTAGGGCTTCGTACTCAACCTTCTTCTGTTTTTCTTTTAAGTATGCAGCGACCTGTTTCTCCAAGCCGCTGCGATACCTACGGACGTTGTGTCGCCTCTTAGTAGTTGGCATCTTTGTTATCACCTATGTACACATAGTCTACTTCTGGGGGTGCCTTAGCTTTGCTTGACCTATTAGGCATAGTCTTCAGAGTAGGGTGGCAGTCCTTCTTGAAAGAGCAAAACTTACAGTCAATAGGTAGCACCATATTACCAGTAGTCTTTCTGCTAAACGTCTCAGGCACAGGATCGAAACACCTTTCGAAAGGCGCATCACTGTCTAGGTAGTTAGCCGTATCCTGTATGGAACCCATAACATCTTCTACGTCTACGGTAGACGCATCTACGTACTTGAACTGCCCATTCGCTTTATTGACAGCCCACCATCCGCCAACAGATTTGTTTGCAGCTACAGCGTAGCCTACCAGCTGTGCTACATACCCAAAACTGTCATGCTCTTTGAGAACATCTACTGATGTAAACTTGTTGTTATACGACCACGGTGACGCAGACTTTACGTCATCAATCCTGCCGTCTAACTCCATGTCGTACTCACCCCTGATCTCCTGCCCGTCAGGCAGTTGCAGGGTAACTGTAGCGTTGTCTTCAAACGTGACCCCCGCTGCAGTAAGCAGGCCTTTAAACACAGCCTCAACTATGTCACCCAAGATCATGTTCATCAGGAAGTAGGGCGGCAGTGCCTCCTTATTGTCTGGCTGGTTCTTTTCAAACCACAGCTGGCAGGTTGGCTTGCCAATGTTAGACATCCTTAGACGGAAGGCATCACGCCTACCAGAGCCGAACTGCTTCATCATGGCCTTCTTGATGTCGGAGGCGACCTTATCAGTCACCTCCTCCGTCATAGTTGCTTCACCCGCCATAGCCTTCTGCAGATAAAGCAGCACAGAAAGTTCTGCTGGGTGCTGCGTCTCCATAATTATTCTAGCTCCTCAACTTCTACGATACTGTTGACAAGTTCCTTATCCCGGTCAGACATAAAGTCCTCGCTACTTGAAGGATTGTTCTTCTCGTACTCACTCATCACCCAGCGGTTAGTCCCTTCGATGATGTCCTTGAAGAGTTCCGCCGTAGGCTTGTCCTTCTCAGACAAATCAACACGTTCTCCGATAGCGACAACCGGCCTGAAGTAAGATTCCCCTGAGTCTCCCAGTTTCTCTTTCTTATGTGAGAAATAAAACGTATTACAGATCGGGGGAATATTACGAGAGGCAAGAGATGTGGCCGCAGTCTTGATTTCTTTGATGCTCCGACTGTTAGTCATATCGAAGACTACAGGGATGTCCGTGTACTCTTCCTTTGAAAGCGCATTACCTTCCGCGTCAGTAGGATTGTCGAGAGTAGCTAAGCCATAGTTTACATAGACACGTCGAACACTTGAGATCTTATCCCGAACAGACTTAGGCAAGGCAGACATATCTTCGATGTAGCCACTGGGTCGGCCTAGATTAAAACCACCTGTAGTATCTTTCAGATCTTGACCCAGCTTAGTAGAGAGAACAGTTTTCTGAGAGACACGCTTGTCATTATCCCAGACGGTATACTGCCAGCGAAACGCAAAAGGCCGGAAGGTTACAGTCTCACTAAAGACATCCGGTGTATTCTTGTCGATAGTAAGTTTATATGAACCTGCTTTGATAACAGGTTTTCGTAGCGCATCGCCATCAATGATGATCTCTTTTTCAATAGCGGTCTGCGACATCTTCAGACGCGCAAGACTTACTCGATCACTAGGCGTTGAATCAATGCCCATAAAATCCGCAATGTCAGCGATGCCCAGATCACTTAGTGTTACTTCTGTGCTCATGTAAGTTCCTTTCTGAGCGATAGATAAAGAGGCTTAGTTATATTCCTAAACGTCTTTTGTGTCAAGCCAATTAGGCCCTATCTTAGCTTCTAAAAGTAGAGGTACATTCATCTCTACGCCGTAAGCTTCTTGTATGATGTTATTCAAGTTTCCATTTAGGTTCTCCACCACTTGTATTACGCCCTGCGTCTCATCAGGATGAACATCAGCGACCAATGAGTCATGCACTGTGTTGACCAGACAGGATTGCATCCCTGCAATACGCTTCTCAAACTCTGTAAGAACAACAGGTACGATGTCACCTGTAGCGAAACCTTGAACAGGATAGTTCTTGATCTGCGTGAAATGGCTAGGCGTACCGTTTGCTCTACGCATAACATGCGGGAAAGCATACTGCCTACCGCTTACGTTGGTCACCTTATTGAAACGCAATGCCTCGCTGGCTAGTTCGTTATGCCATGCTGCAATACCCTTATACTTCTCGACAAAGTGCGTGTAGTAGGCGGCTTCTGCTCTGGATCTTCCGTATCCTGTAGCCCCAAACAGAGGTGCAAACGTATGTGCCTTAGCCTCCTGCCTGTTCGTCGCCTGACCTGCATCGGAGATAACATTAGCAGTGTAACTGTGTACGTCGAAGCCTGTTTCAATCTCCTTCATTGCAACCTTGTCCTGCGCTAAGAATGCAGCAACACGAAACTCTAGCTGTGCAAAGTCAGCCTCCAAGACCTGACCGCCTTCCCAACGAGACACAAAGACACGCTTCACAGGAAACGTATTACCCCGTGGCATGTTCTGCATGTTGGGGTTGCGACCTGAGAAGCGCCCTGTTGCCGTGATGTGCTGCGTAAGACCTACATGCAGGAAGCCGTCCGTTTTAGTAAACACCCTGATGCCATCAACAAAGCTAGACAAGTAGCTGCTCACAGCTGACAGCCTCTTCAAGTTAGACAGGAACGAGACAGCAGTATCCATGTTATTAGTGCGGGCTGTGGCGATCAGGGAATCCAGCCTATCTTTACCTGTACCAAAACCATTTGCAGTTACCCAAGCGGCAGACGGCGCAGCAAAACCTAAACCTGCCCGTTCGCTTAACTCCTCCAGCTGATACCCACGGGCCAAACAATCCTTACACTTGTTAGGTCGAGCATACTGTGAACCATCCTTCTTTGTTTTATATACCTTCCCTTCTCCTCCACACGTAGGGCAGGTAAAGCATCGCGTTTTCTTCAGCAGAATAGAGTTCGCGTCTACTGCATCCTTGAACTCTTTCTTTGTATCAACACCATCGAACTGCGCTTCCCACGTAGACTTATCTTTTACGCGACGTGAGAAGATAACATGCGACATCTGCTCAGGCGAGTTGAGGTTGATCGGCGTGTCGCCCATAAGACTGCGCACTTCTTTCTGTAGCGTAGCCTCAAGCGCAGCCTTCTCTTCCTCAAACTCCCTTCCGACTTTATCTAGTTCGTCCTTATCAACGGCGAAGCCTGACATGTACATTCGGGTGAGGGTTTTGGTTGCGGTAAAGGTGCTTGCTTTAACGGCTTCAAGGGAAGCACTTGCACTGTCGGCAAAGTCTCGTTCGATGCTGAGGTACAACTCGCCAGTAGTGCGCAGGTCAGCACGAAGATAGTGGCACAACTCTTGTAGGGGTATTTCATCTGTATTGTATCCTTCCTTGAAGTAACGCTTCAGCGTATCATCTTTCTGTACAGACAACCTGCGCCTCTCAGCACAGGCTGCTAGGGATAGAGGCTCTTTCTGGCCCCGCAACAATAGGTACTCAGCAAGCATGGTATCATATATGTTACCATCGTACGTAAAACCACAAGCCCACAGCCACGCTAGATCGTGCTGCAAGTTGTGACCTATGAGCAGGCTAGTCTTGTTGAGCATTGCTTGAACGAATGCCGAGCCGGTGGCGTCTGTATCTTTAGAGTCCCGGTGATCCAGCGTTATGATGTGTGTCTCTTTGTTAGCATCCTGAACATCAAGCATACCTACCTGAACCAGTTTGTTCCCCTGCTCGAAGGGGTCCATGTGGTTCTTACCACCTCGCTGTGTGGTTGTGTTCTCGACGTCTAGAACTAACTTCATTTGCCTTTGCCCGGATGCCATTCGATATGCGTCTTAAGGGATGATCGCATCTCCTTCATGATAAGGTCAAGTTCCTTAAGACGCTTGTCCATCTGTTTAATTTTATCTTCCAGATCGACGACCCGGTTCTCTAACATGTGCATGTGCATAGTTCATCGCTCCTTCTGTTGTACATATCAAGAGGTATATAGGCTCCTGTCTCCATCAAGATCACAATGCAGCACACCATGCCAGCCACCCTTTAGTTTGTTCTTTGCGATGTTCAGGTGGCGTTGCGTGTCTTGTTCATCAGCACCCTCTACCTGTGGGTTCTTAGAGATGAGTACCATCAAGTCAGACTCAGCTGCCTTACCTGTCTTACTGCCTTCCATCATTGATTGATCTAAGAACACCTTACCCTCTGCTGCTGCAGATAGCTGAGACATCCAGACTACAGCACACTTGTACTGCTTTGCAATATTACGTGCATAGATAGAAGCATCCTTCAAGTATACATCTGTCTTGTCAGACGTCTTACTAGAGAACTTATCGCCCATATCTAGAATAACAATGTCTGGTTTCTCGTGCTTTACTACCGCCTCTACCCAAGAAAGGTTTTTGTTAGTGCTGTCTTTGATCCTGACATTTTGTTTTACTGTATCGTACCTTTCCGCTGCTAGGCTTACGTTACTGTGTACCTCATCCATCGTCATGTTAGTAGCGGCACTAAGATACCTAGCACCTACACGCTCGTAGCTTTCTTCATTACACAAGACGATACACTTAGCACCCTGATGCGCGAACCCGTCTGGCCCTGCAATCAGGGAGGCGTGAAAGGATGTCTTACCTGTGTTAGGTCTTGCGCCTACCATGATAAGATGCCCACCACTGACGCCCTCAATCTTCCTACGAAGCGATGGTATATTGAACTTCCACTGAGACTCCTGCTTGTTAGCAGCCATCAGAGTTTCAATAGAGATATCATCCCAGTCTACACGTATGCTAGGCGTGAAGTCATTCTTATAGTCGTCTAGCAAACGACGCAAAGGTTCCAGACTTTCTTCTTCCCCGTTCACGAACGAGAAACCCATCTGCGCTACCTGCTCGCCAACATACTGTTGAAACAAAGAGCTGAGTGCATCCTCTGCGATCTCGCCGTGGATCGCCTTAGTCGATTGCATCTTCCTGAACAGATCATCATACGAGACTTTGGTCGCAGTCGTCATCGTCTTATTGGTTGCGTGAAACACAGCCTGTAGATCTTCTGTCGTTAGATCCGCCTTGTACTTCTCCATTGCTAAGTCGAGGCAGTCCTTGATCTTACGAACATCCTTCGAAAAGATTTCAGGTGGGCAACGCAGGCCTCTGTTCTTCTCGTAGAAATCTTTGTTGAGCAAGGCTTTCAATAAGCCTAGTTCCATTGTCATGTTAGTCTCTCCTTTCTTTTAAGCTTAATAATTATTTCTCTGCACGTATCTCCGGCAAACTATTCACGAGACCTTTATCCATACGATCTGCAATCTCGTACCCGATACCGGCGTAGCCACAGATGTCTACATACGAGTCACGGTGCAGCGGCATGTGTGCTAGACGTGCCATCTTCACAGACAACAGAATCATAGCCATGTCATGCGCTGTTATACTACTGCCAGAGTAAGCGTTGTAGATATCAGCAGCCCTCTTGTGCATCTCAAAGGGGTCTCCATATTCGTGGCAACGATCCCCTTCAATCAGGGCTGCGGCCTCCGTCGGAACACGTCCTCGTTCTGTCATGATTGTTATCCTCTTCGGTTTGCTGGGTGCGGAGCGTGGGTTGTTAGCAAAAAACGTCCGCGTCTTCAAGTCTTTCTTTTACTTGCTATGCAAGCATTTGTTCTTGATAGTTTCTATATCATTAGTTCGTCTGTACTTCGGATCGTCCTCCAAGCAGATTGCGATGGTCGGCAGGCCAGTCCACAGTGCGATCTCTCTGCGGTACTGGATAGTCTTATTCAGCGCATCAGGATCAAGCGCCACCAGAACACGGGAGTACTCTCCTATGTATTCCATATGCTTTGCGTTAAGCGATGTACCTAAGATCGCCATACTAGTGACATCCTGTATTTCTTGTGCAGCTATGATAGCTGACAGGACATCCTCTACTATCAGTAAGGTCTTGCCTGACCCAGAGAAGTAGGCGGGTGCCTGTCCTGTGTATCTGTACCACTTAGGCATTTTACCTTTCAGCGATCTACCTATAGCGTCTATGATCCTGCCCTTCTTATAGATCGGGAATACACACCGTGAATCCTTGACGTCATACATCAGGCCATACGCAGGGACTTTCCACTTATTCAGGAAACCATGAAAGTCTTTCATCTCCGGCGTAGGCTGCACGACATACTGAGGTATCTCCATCGTAGGTATCTCAGTACGTACCACGTCCTGCTTTCCTCTCTTGCGCATTTGCATCTGTATATCTTTGGCTGTCAGACCAATGTTCACGGCACCCTTGATGCGACATGCTAACTTATAGCAGTTATATATGAAGCGCCCACTATCGTTGAACACAGTGAACGTATTGCTACCTCGACATACCGGACAAGTACCCCGGTAGGTGCCGCCGGATTCGATGTTCAGGTCTTCGACGTGCTTAGTCAGGTTCATCTTCGTCATCATCATCATTACCTCTTGCAGCTAGCGCCTTTGCAGCACCCCTGAATGTGTTGACCATGTAAGGTCGCAGACTAGTTGCACTCTTATGCCCTGTCACCTGCATGATGCCAATGATATCAACATCACCCTCCATCATCTCTGTCACTGCTGTCCTGCGTAGGTCCATTGCAGTCAGAGTAGATGGCAGGTCCGCCGCTTCCAAGATCTCGTTAGTGATCCGAGATATGTCTGACTTGTTGTATGGATAGTAGACAGTATTCTCAGCGGTAACACGGGGCGCAACGTACTTCTGGAACCCGAAGTCCTCCTTCTGTTTGTGTAACATACGGCAAAGGCTTTTGCCTATCGGTAGATGTACTGCAGCGCCACGCTTAGACTGCACGATATCCAGCCTGCACTCATCTAAGTTAACACTATCCCACGTCAGCAGACGCATGTCGCCTACACGCTGACCCCACTCGTACGACATCTGCACGATCAGGCCCATGTTGCGCCAGTTCCACGAGTCGTATGCTGTTTCAAGAAACTGCTTCACCTGATCCCGCTGCCACATCACACGGCGAGGCTGCGTAGAAAGGGTTCGCACGAGCGAGATCGGATTGTGATCCGCCATACCTGTACGCATTCCGTACTTCCAAGCTGCACTGACACACGCCTTGCGATAGTTAGCAGACCGAACACCGGACGTCAGCCAGTTCTCGTATGCCGTGATCGCGTGACGCACCTCTAGCTTGTTTGCACGATAGTTACCAAAGTGTTTGTTGTGTTCGATAGGTGTGCTGCCTGCCTTGCGTAGGTGGGTCTCGTAGTCCTTCTGCGTACCACCCTTCAAACGTGCAAAGTCTGGGCTGTGCAGGTACGCATCGAATATCTTTCCAACTGTGTGTCGCATGTCCTCTCCATGTACATCATATGATTAGTCTACCGTATCACGCTGCTCCCAAAGATTGTAGGACTTCCGCTGCAATGCTGCGGATGTATCCGTTAGTGCTCGCTCCAACCTCGCCCTTGATCTCATGAAGTGCATCAATCGCGTAGGCAAGGTCTCTCTCTAAAGTCGCGACACGATTTAGCGGGTGCCAATCATCCAGCGCAGCCCAACTTACAGGGAAAAAGCTCTCCATCCATTCGGCAATCGCGTCTGCCACCTCCCGTGTCTCTGCCTGTGTATCAGACGCCTGTCGTAGCGCACACATGTCGTGGAATGCGTCGAGGCTACCGGACCAGTACCACTCTGTCATCGTAGACTGTGGCAGTACCATGCGGGCCTGCTCTGGTGCTACTCCTTTCTCAAGCAAAATATCATAGAAGTCTAAGCTAGAGCCTGTCTCTACCATATACTCTGCCTGAAGATCGCCTACGTCCACGACCCCTTCTGACCCCTGCTTCTTGTCAGCGGATCGCCCACGCCACTCATCAGGTACGTAGAACTCTGGTTGTTTGTCTACGTAGCGTCTGCTGATCTCGTTCCAGCGCAGGAACTTATGCTTCACGAGCTGACGTGCGACGAACACGGGGGCCTTGATATGGAAACTGGCAAACGAATGGCCGAAGGGCGACATGTGTCGGTGCTTGGCGAGGTACTTAATCAGCCTGTGATCCTTCGGCTTAAGCGTATCCATCTCACCACTGTGTACCGTAACGGGCCAGTCACTATCTTGGGCGAACGATACTCGCGCAGCATTAACTACCGACAGATCAGTACCCATATGATCGACGTATTCTACTTGCATCATTTCTTGATCCTCTTCAGAGTGCGGTTCATCTCGCGGCTAGTATGGCAATAGCAGACTACGAAGCCCACAACGTAAGCAGCAATAAGCACTGCACAAAGTATCTGTAGACCTATCATGTTATTCTCCTCTCTCTTTTTTTAGAACAGCGGGTGATGTGTATCACCTTCGCTTAGTGTTAAGACGCCAGTGTACCCAGCTTTCCTGACAGTGATGGTACCCGAAGATCATGTCAATCATGCGGGCGCAGTTCCGTCGCTGTCGTCTTCGCAGTTCATGTTGTCGGGCGCTGAACGTCTGCTCATCAGCACCGCCCAGCACCACGTTTATTAGTACAGATACAGCACGAGCTACTCT